AGAGTTATCTTGATTCGATGGATTGGAGACACGGGCGCAATACGCAATGAGTTCCTGTACATCATTACCGACATGTAGATTTTCTCCTGTCTGTGAATATGAGATTAGTCTTGCTTTCATGTGTACGTGAATCCTTCTAGTATTTCCCAAGTATGTTTCCAGTCTTTGACTGCGTAAGTATAACCAAACGGTCTGTTATCTATTCTATTACCAAGAGGTGCATCATTGCCACCCTCTTCCATCTTATCTCCAAAGAAGTGAACCGAATGCCAGTCGAGGTCTTCCATGATCTGTCCCTTGTTCTTTCCTCTTGGAAAGATATCAAGTCCAGTCTCACCACCAATGACTGCTTCTATGTTAGGAAATTTTTCTTCGAATTCACGAGCAATTCTTTCTCGCTCTTTGTTTATATTATCGTACTTCACGTACTCTTTTCTTTCATATAGTTTGCAGTTTCTTCCTATCACAGAAAAGTTACAGCAACCTATTCTATGATCAAAGTGTGCTCCAGTTTTTATATGAAACATACTTTGATCTAATTTCTGTTTCAACCATTCTTCTGCATCCCAAGGCAATCTCCAGTTACTTCTATAGATTTCGTTGTGACCTTCGAACACATGGTTGCCACTACAATTGTAAACTCTATCTGCCAACCCATAAAGATCGGCACCTACCTGTTCCATTGTTTTGTCTTTGTCAGATCCAGTAACCAAGTAAACAAAGTTCCTTGAGGCAAACCGAGAGAAGAATCTCTTGAATGCTTCGTCCATCTTTTGTCTACTTGGTGTAAGGGTTCCGTCTACATCAAAGACGTAGAGGTGATCGTCTCTCATAAATTCTGGATACTGTATGCTCATGGGATGTACCCTAGACACCAGTTCTCTGCCGCATCTTCGGCATAGTGTACGCTATGTACAGTAGTCCCAGTGACCATCTTCCTCGTTTCTTTTAGTTCACCATCATCCCAAAACTCTACCTCGTAGAAATATTCAAGTCTGTAAATGTGTGCTTCGCGTTTAACGTATGCCTCTTGTCCCCAGTGCTTACTAGTTAAAATACGCATTAGATATTCCAGTCCTTAAACTTTGACATCTTCTCTTTAGACTCCGACTTATCGAACACTGGCGTATCATCTGTCAGTGTTTGCTCATTGGGATCTACGTCAAATAGTCTCATCTTACTTCTATCAACTCCAACAACAAACCGTTTGTTTTGTGTCGGGTCATTATATCTATTCTTCAATTGTTTTACCATTATCTGACCACGTTGATTTAATTCTTCTGTGGAGATAAGAGCAAACATCAAGTCGGCAGTCGCGGGTAATCCAAAAGACTCGGACGTATCTTCCAACCCAACATCCGAGTTAGAATAACCAGAACGAGTCGTTTGTGTTGCAGAGAAGATCGGTACGTCAAACTCCACTGCAAGACCACGTAACTCTTCAGCAATTGCTTTAATGTAGGTGTATGAATTGATTGCACCGCCCATTCCTTTCATTCTACTTGATGCACAGATATTTAGATAGTCTATAAAGATGATATCTGGAACAAATTGTCGCTTCAGTTTTAGTTCTCCCAACAATGCACGAAAGTGTCCTGCATGTGCAGATCCTGTTGGGTATTCTTTGATGATTAGTTTACCAGATGTCTTTGATGATAGTGCTCTGACTTTCTCTGTAAACAAAGTCTTGGGCATACCTTCCAACTGATCAATCGGAACATTGAGTAGGTTTGCGTCAATACGTTCTGCAATTCTTTCCTCTGCCATTTCCATGGTGATGTACAATACATTCTTACCATCAGTCAATGCGCTAGACGCAACGTGACACATAAACAAACTCTTACCAACACCAGTACCTGCCAGTGCAATGTTCAGAGTTTTGTTTGGAACACCACCCTTTGTGATCGTGTTGAGCATTTCAAGATCAAAGGGCAACCTCTCTTCTTTCTTATCGTAAAAGTCCCAACGTTCTTCAACATTGTCAATATAGTCGTGACCAACATTAACATCGAAAGCAACCCCAAGTGCTTTCTGTAATAGATCTGGTAATGCTCCCTTAGTCAGAGTATCGTGCTTACCTTCAATGACATTGACAGATTCTACAATCGCAATCTCTAGTGCTCTACCCTGACACCACTTCTCAGTTTGATCGAGCAACCATTCAGTGTCTACCTTTTCTTCTTTGTACAACTTATCAAACGCATCTTGCATCACAGAGAAGTTCTGTTCAGTCATGTTTGACTCAAGTATGAATGCTTCTTTAGTTGGACTTCTATTATATTCTTCTACGTAATTTTTAAATGTCGTGTATAGTTTTCTATACAATCCTTCAAAATATTCATCCTTGACGAAGGGTAATACTTTACGCATGTAACCATCGTCAAGGATCATATTTCTGAAGATAACTTGTTCAATACCAATCAAGTTATTACTCCTCAGATGTTAGGGGTTCCCAGTTTTCTTGATCGGGGTGCTTACCCACGATGCCAGTGTTATCAGTTAGTGCTTGCTCTATAATCTTTTGCAAGATATCTCCTGCAACTTCTTGGAGCAAAGGATTATCAACCGTTAGGGTTGAGTCGGGTGATGCTTCAATGAAAAAGTTAAAAGACATAACTCCCTCTTCTCTTTCATTGAAAGCAATCTGTCCATAACGAAGTACAGTTTCGTTAAAGACTCCCTTTAGTATTCTTACGCACCAGTATTGATCATCACCATCGGCAGGTATCAACTGGTACGTACTGTTTTCTTTATGCTCCATTTTCATTATCAGTCGGGTTAGCATTAGACCCACCAACACAGAACTTCTGCTTGACAAAGTCCCTAAAGTCAGTGTTTTCGAAAATCGGCAACCAGAAAGACTCTTCCATGGTCTCTGACTTTCTGACTTTGGGGTGTACGACATTTCCACCAGTTCGATCAACAACACTATACCACCCACTAGAAGGAGAGCAGATATAACCACCTGCGAGACCGACATCGAGGAGACCGCTATAAGGAGCGATGCCGCCATCCCAAGTAACACTGATAGGTATTTTAGACTGTTCTTTGACATAACGAGACTTCTCCACTTTCAATACAAAATTATATCCCTCAATTTCAGTCCCCTTTTTCTCCTGTTGCCTACCGACAATGTATATATTGTCAGATGAATAATACAGACCAGTACCACCACCGACAACATCTTTCGGGAATAGTCCAATCTCTTTATACGTATGGTTTACAGCAACAATAGGAATATTCAATTCCTTGAGGTAAGGGGTTATCATTCTACCTAGACCTTTAAGTGCTTTGGCACGAGACATGTCAGCAACTGACTTCTCATTCATAGCATCCTCTAGTTCTTTCTTAGATGCTAAGTTACCGATAGAGTCAATTATGATAATGACTTTATCGTTTCTTTCTAGACCTTCAAGTTGTGATATAATATCAAACTTTAGATCCTCTACATTTTTGATTGGCGTATGTAAAACGCGATTAGTGTCCACACCGTATTGCTCGAAATATGATTGTGGAGAACCGAACTCAGAATCGTAAAATAATAATACTGACTCTGGGTACTTGTTTAGATATGATCTTGCCAGTACCAACGCAAACGATGTCTTGAAGTGTTTACTAGGACCTGCTAACATCGTTAGACCAGGTGTAAGACCACCATCAATATCACCAGACAGTGCTACGTTTAGCATTGGGATATCTGTAGGAACCATATCCACATCTTGGAAGTACTTCGATTCGGATAGAATAGCAGTATTCTCTAGTTTGCTATTCTTCTTTAACTTATCCATTATTGACATATTCTTCTCCTATGTCTCACATTATATCACATAATAAAAAGGTTGTAAAGTCTAATCTTTTTTCTGCCAAGCAATTTCCTCTTCTAGGTTTTTGACTCTGTTCTTCAGATCTTCTACTGCGCTTCGAAGATCATCTTCCTTGTTTGCTAACTTATTCATTTCCATCATGGATTTGTAATATCGTTCTTGTTGTTCCATTTAACCACCTTCTTTCTCTGTTACTCTTTTGCGTAAATCAGATGATGAGAATCTATGTTCCCTTTTGTTGAAGTAAAGTTGAATGCCTAATCTACGACATTCATCCTTGCCAGTAAAATCCTTGTCACGATATTCTTCTCCAAGGATTCTAAGGTTTATTGGATACATCTGTATGATGTCCAACAATTCACTTTCGTACTGGTACACCAGTATCTCGTCTACATATTTGACTGCAGACAATTGCGAATATCTTTCTACAATAGATTGGACTGGAGAGTTCTTCTCTGGTCTATCTAATGAAGGATCTATCTGTAGTGCACAGATAAGATAGTCACACTGTGACTTTGCCTCTCTCAGCATTGCAATATGACCTGCGTGTAGCAAGTCAAATGTAGATGCAGTGAGTCCAGTGATCATTAGAAACCACCGTCTCGCATATAGTATTGATGGAATAGTGCTTCTCCACCAATGACTGTTCGTTGATACAATTCTTCAAGACTTATGTTGTGAAACTTTGCTACTTCTTTTTCCAATTCTTCAGTTGACATTATAATACCCTTTGTACCAAGTTATAAATTTTTCTACACCCTCTTCGATGGGTGTCTCTGCTTTGTATCCCAATGCTTGTAACTTAGTCGTGTCTGACCAAGTTGCCTGAGTATCTGCAGGATGCTTTGGGACAAAATTCTTTATTGCTTTTCTTTGCAATTGAAACTCGATGTTCTCGACAAACTCCATGAGAGGAACTTGTCTACCGTTACCTATGTTGTACATATCCTTGGTATTGTCACTCTCTAATGCCAAGTTAGTTACGATGTTGATACCATTGACGATGTCACCAACATAAGTAAAATCTCTGATCATATCTCCATGATTGAATAGATCGATCTCTTCACCACGAATAATCTTATTAGTGAAATCAAAGAGTGCCATGTCTGGTCTACCCCATTCACCATAGACTGTGAAGAAACGCAATCCAATAGTAGTCGGTATTGTGCTTGCCATGAATTGAGATTCGTTACACAACTTGGT